CTACTCATCTGTGAGTATGGTTAGACCAACGGCCGAGGGGGGGGGATTGGAAGGAGAATACAGGGAGAGTTGTGGCGGCGGCGGCGATGGTGGATTATTTTTGGCGCGCAGGGCTTTGACCGCAATTGCTACGCCCTCCCTGATAATAGCTTCGCTAAAGCGTGGTGTCTCTTCTTTAAGTAAATCCTCCCATCGTTCATATGATGGGTGTTCTCTCTCCAGCCTGTTGCGAAATTCAGCATGTGGGTCGCCCGACCGCACAGGCGTGGCTACTAAGTCGATAAGCTTATAAAGATTCCGAATGTATTCTTCAGGGTCGTCATCTGAATCACTACGGAACACCCTCCTCCGTCCAACACTCTTGCGACGACTCGATTTCTTGCGAGTCCTGCCAACATTCTTACAGTGACACTTCTTGCCATGACTCCTCTTACAACGGCACTTCTTGTGACGATGACTCTTGCGACGATGACTCTTGCGACGATGACTCTTGCGACGAGACTTCTTGCTACGCTTGCGACGACTCTTGCGACGAGACTTCTTGCTACGCTTGCAAGATTTCTTGCGACGAGACTTCTTGCTACGCTTGCAAGATTTCTTGCGTCGAGACTTTTTCGTGCTACGCTTGCAAGACTTTTTCTTTGAATTAAAACCCATTTTTTTATTATAAGGCGAGATTCTTAATTTTTACGTAAAAATTAAGAATCTCGCGGATCAGTACAAAATTAATTTGCTTCAAACCAAATACCCAGTTGCGGGTGGTGAAGGATTACATCGTTGGAGGTTAGGAAAGGATGTAGGGTTTGATTTATTATTGACAAATTGCTGGCGCTATAGCCTTGGTTATACCCTTTGATGGCCGGGATCGATAGTATGAATAATTATTATTGTCAGCAATAGTTATTCACTCATTAATATGTGAGGTTGGCGCAGATATGCCCAATCACCCGGCGAATGGATTGGGCATTTTTTAATTTTATGGGAATCTTTATAATGGCTGCATTCAATCGAAGTTGATGAGTAATATCGAAATTTGAATTTCAAAAATGAATTTCGATATTATTTTCTTTGCTAATAATAATAATAATGTCGAAAAATAGAATTCACCCAATTCAAGAATGGGATGCTGTTACTTTAACGAAATCGAAACAGCCAGTGGTCACCACATCACAGCATATCATAAGTCCTGAGGAACAAATTGAGCGTCAAAAAATTATCTGCAGCCATCTGCGTAGTGATGTACAAAAAGCTCGCTTAGGGAAAAAGTGGACGCAAATAGAACTAGCCGCAAAATCAAATTTATCACTTGTGATTGTGAAAGAGATTGAAAACGGAAGTCGGATCCAAAATGAACGAGAGATCCTAACATTAGAAAAAGCGCTTGGTGTTAAGATGCGCCGCCGCTAAGATTTATTCGTCAATTGTAATACGGGAGCTCGACAGACAGGACAGCTCGTATGCGCGGTTAATAGCCATTGATATAATGGCTTTCGCCAAAAGCGGTGTCCACAATTTAATTTAATACAATATGGTATACCATTGGAGTCATTTCCTGGCCGCAGCCGTGAAAATGTTATGGGACATACTTGATCACTTCCCCACTTTTTTTGCCAGCCTAATTTTCTTTTTTTAGGTGTTTTAACAGAGTCTTCTGTCATTTTATTATAAACATCAGAAATGTTTATAATGGGAATAAAAATGAATATTCATATTAAGCGGTGACTAATTAATAGTAAGCCAATGAATCAAAGTTTATCGAAAGAAGCGGATTCAAATACCACTGTAATGGCTACAGACATGTCCGATGAAATAATATCATATTTGTTCAATCTATTGATTGATCTTTTGGAATTAGATCGATGGTCTCTGCAAGAGCTAAGTATTTTTCGAGTAGTTAATCGATCATTATCAACTGATATAAAATACCCAACGCGCGGTTTTATAGGAAAACAAATGAAATTTCAGAATGCGATTGATTGTCCATCAGCTCACGAAGTTGCTTGTTATAAGATAAAAAAATATACAAATAAATGTTGTGACTCTGTCTGGGAGCATCTTATATGGTGTCAAGCCATATATGACGGGCTGCCGAGCGGGGCAATCTCGGAAATTATAGGAGTGTTTAAAGATGCGTGGTTATATGAAGAGCTGATAAACCCATCAACAAACTACGTTCAATTCAATCTCAAAAGAAAGATTCAGTTAAATGCTAACATCCTGCCGGTTACTACATTCAGACTACATTGTGATATTTTTGAAAATATATATAAATTCAGAGTACAGGCAAAGTTAACGGCTGATAATTACAACATTTTTATTGAAGAGCGTGCTACGATTCTCAAGCAACATAGAGATAAAATAAATATATGGAAACAGGCGTTAACTAGAGAACGATACGCTTCATATGTACGAAGTGTATCTTTTCCAAGAAGTTCGGGGTCGAATGTCTGTGCGCAATTATATCCGATGTGGATAAAAAATGAATGGTTTGATGCAAAAAGAGATTATAATAATCGGTCAAATGAATTAAGACAATTGGAATATGCTCGCAAGTGGGGCGTCGAATAAACTTACTTACTTATTTGTTTGATTTGTCAGATGAATCTCGAGAGCTGTATTTTTTTTGAAGATTCTCAATTTCCGTGCCAATATCAGGCAAGGAATAATTTTGGGCAAGCCATACACCAAAAATAAATCCACTAAAAACTCTAATCATGCTATTTTGATTATATAATAATCAAAATCTTAATTCGTAATTTATAAATTTTCGAATTCTTTATCAAATTCTTGCGCGGTCAATTTTGGATAATATTGCTGTAATGATTTACAATTGAATTTTTCGACTGTACCACCATGTTCCTTATAAACCTTCTGACGAGTTCTAAAATGACGTGTAAGAATTGGGTGCTTGTCCAAAATATCAAAGACAATTGGTTTCGAGTCTTCCCGGCGAAAGATACGACCTAAATACTGTATAAAATATTCTTCAACATCTGATGCAATAACGAGCGAATCGAGTTTTGGGTGATCAAAGCCAACTCCTGCTTTTTGTACGGTCGCTATTAAAATTCGTGAATCAAAATTGCATGATTTTTGGAGACCTACAAGGGAAGTGACAGACTCTCCGATTTCAGTGAATCGCTTAACAAGCCACTTAACTTGAGCGACTCGCTTTGATAATATTAGAAAAGTCCGATCTTTGAAAAACCGGCAGATACGAACAATTAGCTCATTGCGATTATCATCAGAAGTCTGTGATTCTATCAATGAATTCCAATTAATAGTTCCATTATGACCTAATTGAAATTCTGGCTCAAACGTTGTGGCGACTTTAAATACCGAGTGTGGATGAAACATTTTTCTAAATATTCTATCAGTGCCAAAATATACATCGAGGAGGGCATCCATACCATCGGATCTATATGGTGTCGCAGACAATCCGATTAGATATCTCGGCTGGATATAATTAAAACCCTGTGATAATTTTTCTGTACCCATGGTATGTACTTCGTCAACAATGACTGTACCTATACAGTCAAAATATGAATGTCCTTTTTTGGATACATTTAGCGCATTCATTATAAAAAAATCATTGGACTCATCCAATTCATCTTTCGCTTTTTTCGCAGTACCCTTTAGGATTTGAATTTTAGCACCAGGGCATACTTTTTCGATTGATGATTTCCACTGTTCAATTAATACAATTCTATGACACAGTATTAATGTTTTTAGTTTGGTCTTGCAGGCAATATTGATAGCAGTTATTGTTTTTCCGGCGCCAGTATATAATGATAATATACAAGATCCCTGTTTATTTAATAGCGTTAGCGCCTCAGCCTTGACTTCTATTTGCAATGGGCGCAATACCCCAGTGAATGTTGTATTCATCTGTCCGAATACGGAGCGCTCTGGGCGGACTGATGCCTTTATATTTCGTAAACCCCATCGATATGGCAAATATACAATACCATCCTCATGATCTTCCGTGTCTGTTGATTTCGATGTCTCAAAAACATCAATATCGTAGGCATATACAGTCGCAGAAGGCTTGAATTTATTATAGGCTGTCTCCTTTTTATTAAATCGAAGGCGTTGGGTAATTAATTTTCTTTCATCCGTTGAAAGATCTGACAGAGCTACACGTATGGACATTTGCTTAATATATGTGATTGAAATATAAAATAATCAATTTTATATTTCAATCACATATTCAAAAAATTGATTATACTTTTAATTATGAACTAATTCGTATCATGGAATCATTAACTGTTGACCAATCGAAAATTATGGATCATATTGTGCTGGGTGAAAATCTATTCATTACAGGAGGGGCTGGTGTTGGTAAAACACATGTCATTCACTCTCTTATTGATTCGCTACAACATAAAAATATTGGTATTACGAGTACTACTGGTATATCAGCCATATTAATCAAAGGCGCTACCCTCCACTCATTTCTCGGTATTGGACTCGGAGTGAACTCAACAGAAGTACTGCATGGATCCATTATGAAAAGGAAGCAAATCCGCGATCGCTGGCAAAAACTAGAAATTTTAGTGATCGACGAAATAAGTATGTTGACAGCTGCGTTATTTGATAAACTTGAAGAACTCGCTCGCTTGATTCGTGATAGTGTATTGCCATTTGGTGGCATACAATTAATTTTGTCCGGTGATTTTTGTCAATTGCCACCAATTGGCGTTATGAATGGCCGAGAACAATTTTGTTTCGAGTCCGAATCTTGGCCTCACTGTATTGGGCAAGATAATGTTATCTTACTGACTGAAATTATTCGTCAAAAAGATAAACAATTTCAGCGCGCTCTCAATAATATTCGCATGGGACGCATTGATGATGATACGAAAGCAATTTTCGCTCCTTGTATTGGCCGAAAATTCAATAAGCAACTCGGTGTAAAACCGACTAAGCTTTTTCCTTTGAATAATATGGTTGATATTATTAATGAAAAAGAATTAATGAAGACAGCAAATACAAAACATAATCAACAGGAATTTTATCAATATGATCGAGAAACTACTGGACACCCTAAACCATTAAAAAATCGCGCTATACAGGCGGTTATTGATCGCTATGTCAAAAGCTGTATCGTTCCAGAGAAATTAGAATTATGTGTTGGTTGTCAAGTGATGCTCGTCCATAATCTCACACCCACACCAGGTGATGCGCATCAGCGCGACCAGCATAAATTAGTTAACGGAAGCAGAGGTGTCGTCAAACGTTTCATAAATGACTTACCGTTCGTTTCTTTTACAAACGGGAAAGAATGTATCATTGATTATCATACATGGGATATCGAACAGGATGATGTCAAAATTGGTGAAATGACACAGATTCCTTTGCGCTTGGGTTATGCTTTCAGTATTCATAAGAGTCAAGGGTGTTCTCTCGATCTTGTTTCCATGGATTTGTCTAAGATTTTTGATTATGGAATGGGATATGTAGCTATGTCCCGGGCGCATACTCTAGAAGGTCTGTCAATTAAAGCTATTGATTGGAATCAAATTAAAGTTCATCCAAAGGTTTTAGAATACTATGAATCTATCGAAAAATGATTATTATTTGTTCATCTTAAAATAAAAAGTGTATCTAAATAAAATCATGTTCAACCATCTAAACTTTAACCCAAGATTTTACACCATCGCGATCCCCATCGTAAGCATCACGCTTTGGGATTGTATGAATTCTTGGAACTTAAGTAAATATATTTCAAACAATGCAGCTACAGTCATGCGAAAAAGCTTGGAGGGTTGTGATAACTGGGGCAATCATATGTGGCCACCTATGGGTCGCTTTATTAATGCAAAATCGTTTCGCTCGCTATCAACTAAGCAATCAACGGAGGCACGAGCGGAACAGTCAACGGAGGTAGTAGCGGAGCAGTCAGCGGAGGTAACAGCGGAGCAGTCAACGGAGGTAGTAGTGGTGCAGTCAGCGGAGGTAACAGCGGAACAGTCAACGGAGGTAACAGCGGAACAGTCAAAACGGTATGCACAAGCATTGAATATGCCTTATGCGCTTTATAGACATCCGTGAGAATATTCTTATAAATTATAATTTCTAGTCAGGAAATTATAATTGTTATCATTGGTTAAATTTATTGTTCAATGATTGGTAGAGATTTGATATGTTTTGGGTCTTGAGAGCGCAGAACTTCGAGATTATGTAAGACGATTGGTTGACACTCGTTCCAAAGTGCTGTAAGTTCTGAGTGAGACATATTACAGATTCTATTTAGTTCTTTTGTTAATTTTCTAAATCTTGCATAATATTCAATTTCGAATTCAATAACATCTTCAGAATGTTGTTGAAACGTTGGGTAATCATAGTCTTCGTTAATAAAAGGAGCAAATGTTTTAAATCCAAGAGATTTGAGATGTTGAATGATACCAGGTTTTGCCGAGAAATTAATGAAAGGCATTCCCATTTTGATAGCTTTATAGGTTTTTTCGGAAACTTGCTGAACATGGGAACCAAATCCTTGTGCATTTGTTTCCAGTGTTAGCATAACAAAGGAATCATCGATACACCAACGAATGTCATCTTGACATTCCCAATTAACCTTGACCATCGGGTTTGAGTAAATTTTTGCGGCAGCCTCATCGAATTCGATATCACGAGGTAGCTGGATAGGATCCTTAACAACGATAGGCAATAATTTTTTAAAGTCATCATAATGTGACGTTGGTACACCAAATTTCGTTATATCGGCGTCCGAATAGCTGTCAATTGTAAGATATGAAAGATGAGATGATGTCTTGTGAAATGAATGTAAAAACAGAGCGCAGACAGTTCGTTCAATATTACCACGCCTGGAAAACATACATATGGCCTTGTGACGTTGTTGTGGGGAAACGATAGAAATGTCAGCATCATTAAAATTTGCTTTTGCATAAAGAAATGGGAAATCGAATCCAATGATTTGTGGTGATAGTGAATGAACCAACGGATTTAAAAAATCAGTTGTGGCCAGAATAATATGATCGAGAGGAACACCAAGTTGATTGATACAGTATTTACAGAATTCACCTTTTGTATAGGGATCAAGGAAATCTCGACATTCCCATGAATTATATACAAGCAATTTACTTCGAGGATGTTGCAGAATTTCTTTACAACCGCTTGGTAAAATCGACGGTGTGTCAGTTAAATCTGCCTTATCATCGACAGTCTCGTTACTAGCACTGCGTTTGTTCAGCTTCTCTTTGAGATAAAGAATATCTGTTGAATAATGGCAGACGAGAACAAGATCATCAGAACCGATGGGCGGTTCTTGAGAATCTAAGTCATCGATAGTATTGAACGTGTGATAATTCGGGAGAGCGGATAGCATATCGATTTCTTTGCGTCCGAGCTCTTTGTAAGAACATACATCACCAGTGCATTCAGTTTCGAGTCCATAATAATTTTTGACAAAAATACGTTGGTACTCGGTTATAGCTAATTCTTTATTAGTTAATCGAGCGATTTTTCGAATAATATTTTTTGTGACGCCATCAAATAAATCATAATAATTCGAAAGCCTTGTGTCAGAATTAATTGATTTTGTTTCGATATTACGTGCGAGACCAGTCATATTTCTTGAATGAGTAAAAGAAACCATGTTAAAAATACATGGAATAGATACGAATTTTTTCTCTCTGCCAAGTACAAAGCCTTTTCCCTCTCCAAAATGATCAGATGGAAATTGTTGCTCTTCCCATAGAGAACGTTTAAACATCAGCGATGCTTCGGGTAATGCCAAACACGACTCGGGCTTTTGTGGATCCATCATATAGCTAATGTTATTTATAACATTATAGGCAGCCAGTGAATTAGAAAAGCAACATCCGCACTTGGGATAGCGTTTTAGTGTACGAACTTTTGCCAAGATACTATCAGGAAAATAATAATCGTCGTCATCTTGGTGGACAATATGATCGAAATGGCATTTCGATACACCGAAATTTCTTTTTGCTCCGACTGACATATGTTTATCGAGTTTTATGTAATGAATATTATCATATCGAGGGATCATGTCAAAAAGATCATGTTCCGTTCCCGGAGAGTCATCGATGATAATCCACTCGAGTTTTTCTTTTGGATATTTATAATTATTCCAATTATTCCACATAAGTTGAAAAAAATGTGACCGGCAATACGTAAGTGTTAATACTGATACTTTGGGAAGTTCATCATAAGAGATTTTGGGGAGATCGATTTCGATTTCTTGATTATTTTTAATAATGGTTGCTTCCACAAAATTTGTTTTGGTCATTATTGGAAAGATGTTTAATTTACATTGATGTGTATTTAAATGTAAAAGTAACTGCAATTTGACAAGTTCACTCGTCCTTAATTAGGTCACAATTTGCATATTTCTTATGAATAAAGAAATATGTTGTAGTAATATAAAATGTGTGATCCGACAACGATAATCATAATTGCAAGTATAATAATTATAATCCTAATTATTTCGATTACTATAAATAAATCGTCTTGCTCGCGGGACGGTTTTATAAATCAGCAACACAAATTTATTGAGAAATTTGAGAAATTTGAGAAATTGTATGAAAAAAGTAAAGCAGGAATGGAAAATAATCAAACACATAAACCTTTGTATTTATTTGAAATGGATTCAAATCCGACCGATGCAGTTGAAACATATGTTTCAGCTAAGAAAAATACAGATGGTTTATTAGATCCATCGCATTATTATGAAACATATAACAATTTAATGAAGAATACACAAATCATGGAAAATAATCAATCTGAAATAAAATCGCGACGATGGGCGGGTGTAGAATTAAAAAATCTAACTAAAGAACTATTCGCTTCTCATGATAAAAAATCTGTACATAATATTATTGATCATGTACTATATATAAATTTGCCCAGTCGGTTAGATCGAAAAACATCAACGGAAGCGGAATTAGCCAAGCTTGGCTTGCCATATTCCAGAATAGACGGAGAACCTAATAAATTTGGCGGATTAGGGTGTAGTAAAGCACATCTCAAAGCATTGCAATATGCAAAAGACAAAAACTATTCCTCCATATTGATTTGTGAAGATGACGTGACTTTTAAATTTTCTGCAAATAAAATTCATAGATATTTATCATCAGCAATTGGATCAGTTGGTACAAATTGGGATGTTATTTTATTATCAGGCGGTAATGTAAGAAGCACACCTGCTGGAAAGTATATCAAACGATTGAAATCGGCGCAAACTCGTACCGCGTATCTTGTTAATGCATCATATTATGATACTCTCATAAATAATTTTACTCAAAATGTACATGAACTAACTACAAGAGGACCCGAAAGTTATCGACGCGGATTTGCAGGAGACCAATTTTGGAAGCGTCTACAACCTGTTGGTAACTGGTATATTATGTCTCCAAAATTGTGCCGCCAGCGGAAAAGTTATAGTAATATTCAGAATCAGGTGAAAGATTATGGTAATGAATCTTTCACCGGGTCTTCAATCAAATTCGGGCGATCAACATGTCCCATGCGAGTATAATTGAAACTTTGTATATATGACTGGGAATTGCAAACAAGCATCGAGTAATTTAACAACAAATGGATTATCTGCTATCAGCGGAAGTATTTCGCAGGCTTTTTGTGAAGTGCCTTACCAATTAGTACTTACTGCTGTTAATAATAATATTATTAGAATTTCGGGTGGGCCCTTGGTTTTCCTGTTCTATAAAAATGTTGATGCGCAAGTATATTAATTAATTCGATCATTATAACACCACATAATATCGAGGATGACCGATTTATTGTATCATAGCAGCCCTAATTGATTTCTAGTCAATAAAATATGTATTTTTATTAAAAAATAAATAGTTTAATAAAAATTTAAAAAAAAAATATTGCTTAGTATAAAATAATGTCTGGAAATTTCGCTATCAATCAATGTGTCGCCAATCTAACCGCTGGTTTCATTGACCTCGCCACTTATGACGAACTTGAAAAATACATGTATGGTGGTCCCGACGCGACTGCCTATTTCGTGCGCGAAACTCGTAAATCTACGTGGTTCACCCAGTGCCCTGTTACCCTCGCCAAATCTGGAGGCACTCCCGAATTCGGGGCTGAATGGTCTTGTACTATCTCTCGTGCCGGTGATTACCTCCTAGGAACATGGCTTCATGTTGTTACCCCCGCCGTAAGTCTTAGTGATGCGGTCGGAAATACTTCGCTATGTATTGCATGGACTCCTAATTTTATGCATGCTCTCGTCAAGGAATGCTGCATTACATTCAATGACTTGGTCGCCGCCCGTTTTGATTCCGCTCACCTAGATTTCTGGGCTGCTTTCACCACACCCGCCTCCAAATCTGCTGGTTACGCCAAAATGATTGGTGCTGCTCTTCCTTCCATGGGGTCGTCGATTGAACCTCAGCGCCTCAACCTTCCGCTACCATTCTTCTACGCCAGAGACTCTGGCGTGGCTCTACCAACCGCCGCCCTTCCCTATAATGAAATGAGAATCAATTTTGTTTTTAGGGATTGGAGAGAACTCATTTGCGTCTTTTATAATTCACAAGCTGGTATCACCACCGCACAGGCAATCAATACAACAGGGGCGGGGCAGAGCGCCCTCTGTATCCCCCCCCAGTTTGGAATGGCCGGCGTGGTCTCCCCTGACACCACCCTGGGATCACGGGATCAATTTGCTGCGGCTGAATCCGGCGGTATGAATGCATGCAACAAATTGCTAAATTGTTGCGCAATGGATTATCAACACGGCAAGGTGGACAACGGAGCCCTGGTAGCCAGTTCGTGCTTTCAACTTGCAGGTCTTGCCGGTAAAGTGCCTATTTCGGAGGCATCTTTTAGCAAAGACCCATCTCTTAGCTCTAACTCTGTCCAGGTTTGGGCTAACTATGCGATCGTATCAAATGAGGAGCGTAAGCGTATGGCTTGCGCCCCTCGCGATATTCTAATTGAACAAGTTCAGACTATGCCGACCTATCTAATTAACCAAAGATATAACGTTGATGTATCAGGCACCTCCGGTGGAATAAATGGTAACGGGATGTCGACAAGCAATACCACCGCAGTCCAGACGGTCGGTGCGGATATCAGATTCTCTCATGCTATCAAAGTATTATTCTTTGCAGCAAAGAATATGAGTAATGCGAGTATTCATTCGAATTACACGACTGGTATCCCCGTGCTCAAATCTCATGAAGAGGATGTATGTGTTGCGAATTGTGGATTAGCCGGGAGATATGCAAACGCAACGGGTGCTGCGGTGACCACAAACAGCACCAAACTAGCATATGGTAATGTTAACAAATATGGAGTGGGGGGAGGAGTACAGTCTACTGGCGGGGCACAGCAGAACGCCGTAAACACTCAGTATGGTGTTATGACTAAACAGTGTTGCCTCAAGCTTGGTTGTTGCAACGCCAAAGATCCTCTACAGCGGGCGAACCTTGTGTATGAAAACACACAGCGTATTGGTTTCATGACTACGGATTATTACAGTCTAATTCAGCCTTATTACCATGCCCCCGCAATTCCTAATGTTGACTCGAATTCGTCAACATGGTGCCAGACCGGTCTCCATATGTACAGTTATTCACTCGATTTCATCTGTCTTGATCCCCTTGGTTCTACCAATTATGGCAAACTTACGAATGTTCAGATTAATGTCGAAACTGAAGGAAATCTTGGTATGTGTGGAGCAGCCGAATCGCAGAAGCTCAGCACCGGTGGCCTTACGGACGCAGGTGCAGCCGTCAATGCACAAAGTGTGGCTGGTGGAGCCCAGAATACGGGGGCGTTCAATATGTCGCACGCGAGTATCGTCGAGACGCTCTATATGACTGGTAATTGTACACAGGCTTCGGGCAATTTCACGGGTACAGGTAATGGTTCATACATTGGTGAGGCGATTAGTGGCGCGTATTGCGAAGTACCGTACCAGTTGGTACTAACAGCAGTCAATAACAATATTATCAGGATTTCTGGAGGTGCTCTTGGTTTCCCCGTCCTATAAATGCTTACGCCGAGGCGCAGATAATTTAAAATATTTTTGTTTTCAATATAAAACAAAAATGTAGTTAACAATAAAATATTCGCAATCAGATGCAATCAGCAAAAATTAAATCGGTATCGGACGCAGTATTTTTAACAGACCTAAAAATATTATTGCGTAAATGCCAATTGATGCAACATTTGCCAAATAAACAACCAGCTATTGTTTTTGATATCGATGGTACTTTAGTTCAAGACCAAACATGGGATAGCCCAATCAAATCTGTCATCGATTTTTGCAATCATTGTAAAGATATCGGGATATCAACATTCATTGTTACGGCGCGGGGTGGTTGGCCGTCCAATGTAAAAAACACAAAAGATTCCTTACAAGCGTTAGGAGTTTGTTGTGATGCTCTCTTTTTTAGAAATCCTGATCAGCATAATTTAGGCAATTTTAAAACAAATGTTAGACAACATATTGTTGAAAATATTGATTATAATATTTTAATGTCCTTAGGAGATAATATTTGGGATATGGGAAAATTCGGTGGGACTGGCGTTTTGATGAAAACGAATCAATTCACTAATGTTATAACATATGAAATCAAGTCATAAAATCTTAGACAACCGCCCAACTTTGTTGGAGTATTGTGTAGGTACCGACATTATCGACAGCTACGATATGCTCATAATATTGATCAGAAAAATTGGAAATTGTTGTCACCTTCTGCGTTGTTTTGATTCCGGCATTGATGGATATAAAATGAACTTCGCATTTTTTTCCAATCCAGGACGACGCTCCTTGATGAAAAGCCAATAGAATTTTATGTGTATATGACTCTTTATACTGAGATTCAATATACAAATGCCACGTATTCTGACTATCAAAATACGCATCAGCAGGGCGATTAATTATTATCGTAGTGGAGGTATTTGTATTTACTTGCACTGTAGCAGAGTTTGATGCGACATTGTCGATATTTATAACAGTTGGTCCAGCCGGAATAGTATTTAATGAACTTCCGCGGCCTGATTTTGAACCATATAGACTGATATTAGCTAAATTTAGTGGCATCTTTTATGTATAATTATTTTATTTAAAAGAATATTTATAATTATTAAAAAATGTTTCCTTCAATCGATAATAAGACTGTTCTGTATACAGCCGCCGGAGTTGGTGTTCTAACCGCGGGCTCATCTTTATGGTATTGGTGGGACTCTCTTCCATCTATATCAATTACATGGGGCACCGCTCACGCCCATGGATCAAAATCCGGATATAAGAAAGACTGTACGATATGTCCCCAAGGGCGTGGATGCAAGGGTACTCAACACCCCGGTGAATCTGTCAGTGATGGACACCTACCAGCGAAAGGAAACTTTTCGAGTGGATCGAAAAGTGATTAACTAAATACTACAATTTAAATTTCATGTAAAATTTAAAATGTCACAAAAACGACCCCGGACTGCTAATCACATTTTCTCAATTGAGATGGACTGTGTTTTATTCCATTCTAGAGTGATTTGATCCTGAGTATACCATTTAGATTGTTGCTGACCATGTTTATCGTAAAATTCACCCCGGGCGATTTGCTGTAGCGATCGCGAATCGAGTGCTGGTGAATATTGATTGATACAACAATATTGGCGAGCGACAGATTTTTTTGGGCCTTTAATGTGTCTTGTAGAGTTTTCATCAGGATTATCGACAAAATACAAAATCATCATTATTGATGATTGGGGTAATCGTTTTGACCAGACATAACCATGTTCGCAAAATTTCCATACAGTGTACGATCCGGCTAAATGTTTATGCCCTGGTGCAATAATATTAATTGTTGGCAATTCGTGTGAATCATCAGCTATATCTAATAATGAAATCTTTGCAAATATATCATTTCGTTTTTCTATTAAATTCAAAAACATTCTACTAATATTTACTATTAATTTGATTTAAATTAATTTAATTTAAATCAAATTCATGATTTAGCTATATCGTTTGATTAAATATGAAGACTATGAGCGAGCGAGTAGACCAATAACTACTTGATACAGTTTATCAGCTCCTTGTTGGGAAGACGCTGATAATACATGTAGAAATGTATTGATAATACAGTACCAGTGTTTTTCCTGTTTAGAAATTTTCGATTGTTTGAGACACCGTCTCTTCATCATATTTTCAAATCGTATATCATGATTATCTAAAAATGTGTCCCAATCTAGGCTACTATCAAACGTAATATGATGACTATGCATATTACGTCCAGTAAGCTCCATGTGCGACTGTTTCATCAAAGCGATATTATCACTAAAGCAAAACTCTCGTAGTTTAGCTTTATTAAGTTTACATTGTTCAAATTCCTGCCGAGCACTTTTATTGTGGAGTCTTTGTTTTTGTCCAAATCGCATTTTTATAATGACTTGGGTCGTTTTTAAATACTCTTGAGTTAAAAACGGTAAGCTAATTATTTTTAGCGATTGTGGTTATTGGAGCAATTACCCCACCGGGTTGCGCAACGCCCTTTTTCGCATCTGCAGCTGCAGTTTTGATATCATCTTCCTGTACTCTGAACAGAATTCGGTTAATTAACTCCTCTAACTGATCAAAATCACCCGTAAAATGTTTTTTATGAATAGGATCGCCATCTGTATAGACAAAAAAGCTTGGTACAGCTGTGACTTTTGTAGCATGACAGCTTGTTTCTTTATCTATATCATCTGTCATATATATAAATTTATCACACCCCTTACACTTCTTTGCTAGAGCCTCAAAGGCTGGTGCTAGTACTTTACATGGTTCACACCAATCAGCCTCAGCCTTTACGATCACAAAACGAGTATTTTTTAATGCAAATTTTAGGTGATTTGCATCTTTTAACTCGATTGTATATTCCGATACTGGCTTCGGCGCCGCTTGACCACCCACAGAATCTTGGTCATTATTCATTGAATTCCACGTCTTATAAGAATTTCCTCGTGACATTTTTTTAATAATAATTTAGTATGTTTTAAATCATTAAATTTTATCAGTTCAGTTCTCGTTACATAATGATGATTTATCTAAAAATGAATTTTTATCGCTGTTGTCATCATATAGACTACTATGAAACGCCTCCTCACTGTTCGCGAAATCAATAATATCCTTGATCAAATTGACTCAGAATGTTGCAAATTTAATATTCCTGCCGAAACACAGCAAGCTACAAATTTATCTATTAAAAATAATTTGCGTGAACAACTTGAAACAACATTAATTCATCCTAACGGTATTACCCAACTCAAGCAAGAAATCATTAATTTTTATCATGCCTCTCAAATTCACCCAGGAGCTTCTGTTGGCATTATCACCGCACAAAGTATCGGCGAGCGACAGACGCAAATGACCTTGAATACATTTCACTCAGCCGGCATGGCCATCGCAACAGTTATTACTGGAGTACCAAGGTTTGGTGAACTTTTGAATGCAACATCAAATCCTAAAATGGTCTCGTGTCAAATATACTGTAATGACCAAGATCACGATTTAGATAGTTTGCGAAAATATATCGGCTCCGATCTTCGCCAATTCACTTTAAAAGATTTGGAAACAACACGAACAATTCATCGGTCAAAAACATCGGAATCTTGGTATCAACCATTTCTAATTTTTAATCCCATTGCAACTATTAATGATTTGTGTGGATCCAACTGTTCCTCTCTAACATCGAGTGATAGTTGCAATGAATCTGATGGATCTGGCGACTCTGATGGATCTGATGGATCTGATGGATCTGGCGACTCTGATGGATCTGATGAATCTGATGGATCTGGCGACTCTGATGGATCTGGCGAGTCAATTGGCGACTCGAATTATGTATGTGTGTCAATCAAATTAAACAAAAAAATGATGTTTGAATATAGCATATCGATGGCAGGTATCGCCGGTCAACTCCAAGAAGAATATTCAGATATTCTTATAATTTATTCGCCGATAGAATTTTGCCAAATCGATATTTTTGTAGATATCACCCAAATTAACCAGGTGTCCGAATTCATTGATGAGAGTATCAAATATCAAATATATTTAGATAATATTGTAATACCCGCATTATATGATATTGTTGTATGTGGTGTTCCTGGTGTTAAGAATTTTTTTTATAAGCGATATATGAAAGATGACAAAAATCTTCAGTATTTGTCGAGTATCAATTCTGAGAGTGATCATAACATAAGCGGGGGGTGGATGGTAGAAACTCAGGGAGCGAATTTCACAAAACTTCTAGCTCATCCGAAATTCAAAACAAATATTTTGATATCAAATAATATGTGGGATATTTATCATGCATTAGGAGTCGAAGCAGCGCGACAATTTTTGATTGATGAATTTATGAATGTTGTTTCATCTGATGGCACATATATTAATATTTGTCATGTTATGCTTTTAGTCGATCTGATGACATTTGCCGGGTCAATCGCGTCTATTTCCCGTTATGGTGTTAAACGAGATCAGGCAGGGCCTCTCGCGAAAGCTTCTTTCGAGGAATCCCTCGATAATTTTTTGAAAGCGGGGGTTTTTGGCGATATTGAGTCATGTAATGGCATCTCAGCGAGCATTATGTGTGGCAAACGCTCAAAAATCGGCACAGGACTTTGTGATCTTTTGTACAATATTGATGGTTTACATACAAATGATAATAAGCCGGGAACTTTAAAAGCCGATCATGTCATTGAGCATGTTACACCCCCGCTCAATGGGCGATCACAAGTAGAATCAAGTCCAGGGCTTGGCGTTTCATCTCAGAATACATCTCCAGATGATGTATTCACAGATTTATCGAAATGGGTCGCTGATACTTCAAAGGCAGCATCATCATATACCAACTCTGATACAGAGAGTGATAATGATAGCGACCCCGAAGACCTAAATATTTTAAGCGAAACTGATGATGAGGCCAACGAGTTTGAAAATAAATCTGACTTATCTGAAGATGACTCAAATGTTGATCCTCATCTCGAATCATCAGAATCTTCTTCTTCTGATAATGATGGCGATGCTGATGATACGGAACTGATTTTTGATGATAATCAAATGGACGACTTTATGTCATTGGTATAGATTTATTCTGACAACATTTTTAATTTTAGTAAATTAAAAATCTAATTTAATATGTAGTGTTCATCATTGAATATATCGGTGCTTTCGCAATTCGGTCATTAAAAAATTCGGTATATCGTCATGTTTTACAGTATAAGGCACTTCTATCAAACAGATTCCCAATTTTCTGCAGATATCCGTTTTCATTTTATCTCTATACTGCTGACCATAAAATTTATCTTTCGATCCGCCATGCATAAACGAATTAAATTTATAATGTTGCTGGCCATTGTATTCGACAGCCAATTTGTAATCTTTATTATACATATCGAGCTCAAGATTTTCTCCAGTAACTGAATTAAATAAAAACTTTGGTCTTATTTTCGGAAATGGTTGGTTAAATAATTCTTGTAATACCTGCCGGCAAATTTCTTCACCCTTACTATTTGTCGGGATTCGGGACTTACTATATGGTTTCAAATTATTTGAATTTTCACCAATAATTCCGGCTTGTGTCCATTCTCGAGAATTTGACTTTATTGATTGCGGAAAATATTCTTGTTCCTGAAATCGCCTTTTATTTTTAACAGACACATCAAATTTATCATATGACCCTTCAATATTATTCCGCTCAGATATTAACCAGCATATAAATAGTACTCCAATCGCTGTCAATAATAATATTGTCCAACCTTTTGCTTGCCAATATTGCATAAACTGTTTCCAAATCATTAACATATTTACTATTACACAAAATTATTTACATTTAGATCAAATTCAATTTATAAATTTCTTTATTAAAACTATAACTATGAATCTATCGACTTCTCAAGATAGTGATCTCATTCACGAGCCATCCTATCATACTTTACTACAAGAATCACCAATAACAATCCAACCAATACCTTTGGATAATGGATCTGATGATAATGGATCTGATGATAATGGATCTGATGACCCATGGGACACCACCATTGAACATATTAGTTGTCCAGTTTGTAAAGATATTATTATAAACCCGCGTTTGTATCCGTGTGGACACAATGTTTGCGAAGAATGTATGATCTCATCTGACAAAGCTACACAGGAAGATATCGTGAATAGCGTGCCGATCTATAAATGCCCAATTTGTCGGGGCGAAACCATGTATCAATGGTATGACCGACCCGTGAATAATGCCCTTATAGATATTTTTTGCAAGCTGTCAGATGCCTATAAGCGTAAAAATGAGCAGCATTCACGAAAGCGTCAAACTGATCTCCCTCAATTTATCCCAAAAAATATTAATTTAGCATTTCTATCTTCAAAGATGCGTCAACATAAGGCTGATGTTTTGTATAAGCAACTTTTGCCAATCCTATATGCGGCAGCCCTCAATGGCAAATCATATATTACAATCGCATGTACTTCAAGTGATATATATATTGTCGCCGATCTTATCGCTAAGCGTTTAATTGATGAAAACGGAATTTATCGATTTGTTGCGGGGCAGCGAGAATGCCAAATCGAATTAGTCCCTTCTGATCGCTCATATCGATATGAATATACCAACGAGCATTATGATACGAACATGCCAATAATATCGACTAATTCTTTAACTGAATCCATTGATAATCAAAATTCCAATGACCCCCACGAAGATTCTGAAGATCTTATACCTGTAAATAACTTGAACCTCGATTTCGCGCCTGGGGGAGAGCTGCGCTCTGATGAATTAGGAGAATTTATCATAAATCATATCGCTAGAAATTTAACTCAACACTTTTAATTTTTTTATATTAATATAGTAAAATAAGATGAAAACCAATAATTATAGCGCCCATTGTCAAAGAATGTTGTAAAAAATTTATTCCATATAATTCTATCGAAAGTCCAAAAAAATGACAAAGAACTTATACGTACGTATGAAAATGTGCATAGTTAGGAATATTATAAATGATTACACAAAAAGTTAATTTTTATTTATTGTTATAATAAAAATAATGGCTGATCAAAAAACGATCAGAACTCTTCAATATTTGGCCATCGGGTTTGCCGCCGCCTTCATCGTCTTCAAAATTGCATCAGCAATTGGGGGCGCAAATACGCTGGCTAGCATCCGAACCCAGGTCGGAGAGGTAGCAAAGAACGTACCTGGGGGACTGGTGATAGTCAATCTTTGCCTTGACAACTTGATAGCGATAGCGGTGATTCTCTTAGCGATATCCGTTAAAATGCAAGATGAGAAGTTCGGCTTTGGGAAGGAGGGCATGGTGGGGGGGACAATGGAGAAGGGAAAATGTATGGTGGCTGGCAAGGAATCCAGGTCGGCGACCGGCGTCTTCGCAAAGTTGTCGCCTCCCCGTGAACCCAACGGCCGTACTGTCATAGCTCTGTCTGCCGCTGCCGCCTCAGCCGCGTGCTGCAGCGGCTGTGCGGACAGTAACGGCTTCGGGGGCTGGGAGTGTCGGGCATGCGACCCGTGAGCGAGAGAAGGCTTTCTTCCGACCGCTTGGTTGCTCTTGAAAAATCAATGTCTTAAAGATTATGACGACCAGCTACAATCTGGAACACGTAGAGCAGTAATAACCGCAACCATTTTTATGTAATAAATGATTACATAAAAACATCTCCACTAAGATATCTCATCTAATGTCCGGCGGCAAACCGGACATTCACTTTTATATAATACCCATTCATCTAAACACTTTTTATGTAATAAATGATTGCAGGGCAATCGATATACTTGCTGATTACAACTGTATCGATCCATACAAATACTGCAACGCTCTTGGCGCTTATTTTTAATCTTAATTGAACTATATGCGCAACTCTCATGACTCAATACTATATTATTTCTCTTTTCCAATGCATCCAACTCATCATATTCAGCTCTGCTAGCTAACAAGGCCTGCGCATATTCATTATCTTCAATGCGGAGGGCTAAAATTTCACCATGAATTCGTTCAAAGAGATTATTCAAATTTTGGTCGAGGGGTCGATCAAATACCTGAGCCATTTGCGACAGATCCATCATATTATAAGGAGATGTGACCACATCTCCTTGAGGCGGTATATCAATCGGTAACGTAGTTGATAAACTAGTTGTGAAGCCAATTGATTCGGTAGCTTCACCATCTTCATGAACTTCGTCATGATCATCTTGATCATTATTATTATGTAACATAATTACTATTTGAATAGAAGATGATTTAAATTAATTTACATCAATTTTTAAAATTCAATAAATAAATGCCGCTAGAAGAAAGTATTTTTGATAAAATATTCAATGCAAAAATAGATCCTTTTAAAACTAGTAAATTACAGGATGAACTAGACTCAGGCGAGTCTGATACAGAATTCCGCATGTATTATGATGACACCCGTCGCCCCCACAGTAATCGTACTATGGTTCCGATGTGTCTATATAATAACGAAAGTGAAAAACTAAGTCGCGTCAGTTTTCCATATATTGATCGAAAAACCGGAATCTCTAAATGTTCCAAGACGGAGATTCCGTGGTGGCAAGCAGATATGTCTATCCAAGAGCGCGCCAAATGGAAAAAATATAGTTATTGGGTTTTTAATATTTCAAATTTGCCACCGCTGCCGAATGGCATGACGATCTTTCAAACTATTAATAAAAGCCAACATCCATGGAATTGCGTTGGGATGGATGCGACTGGGTTATCTGGTGTTCCAGAACACCCCAATGGAAATGGTATAAATGATAAAGGTATTCTTTCTTACTTGAATCAAGCAAATGATTCTATTTGGCGATTTATGGCATATACAACACCCATCCCAAATACAACAAAGCTGTACATATACGATACCGGGGCGGGATGGCATGTAGATAAGACGATTTCTAGGGATGATCCGCTGTCATCAGGGGCTTGTGACCGTAGCAGATTCGGTGATATATGCGATCGCACAAGTGATCGCTCAAGTGATCGCTCAAGTGATCGCACGAGGCCTCGATTAATTGATGATTTTAATGATGATCGATATGCATATGCTCCAAATCCGGATAAAATGTTTACGACAAAAAAAGCCACGTATGGTGGGGCTGGACCCGTCGGGAAGATCGAAAATATTCAATTATATATTACCCCTGACGAAAATTCCGAGTTAACATTAGTTCAAGGCGGATTGCCATATATATGGGTTTGTGAACGCAATCACAATGAATTTCTTTGTCCGGCATCAATACTCGTACCATTTTCAACAGAACTTTATAAAATCTTTCCTAAAACATTAAAACCATTAGGATATTTAACTGCATTGCGTCAATGTATCAAAAATAATCAGAATTGGATCAAATATAAAGCTGGTAATTCTAATCAAATACGATCCGAATTATTATCAATGAATTATGAGCAGGAGGTGAATCCAAATTGGAAAACATATGTTATTTTACTACTTATGATTATTTTGGTTATCATTTCATTCGCAATATTCTATCTATTTAAAAAATAACTTGGTATTATAAAATGTCAACCCCAGATTATACCGATGTTATTCTATCCAGTTCAAATCCAAATCCAAAACCAAAACCAACCCAAGTTATGGACCCATCTGAACAGAATGGTCAATTTGATATTTTTTCAAATCCTCAAATTCAACGAGCTAAAGAAGCTCTTGCCCCAGAAGTGCGTGCCCAATATGAGCAGATAGGTGAAAACATTTGGAATCAAATGGAAGCTAGTCAAATGGCAATCAATAATTCCGAGGGTGATCCCGTAGATTTTACTGGTGAAAATCTACCTCCTCCAGTGGAAGAATCAGCCGCTCATATATCAGAAGCACTCAAGTCTGGTATGCACCCATCATTGCTTGAAGAAGATGAAGCAAATCTTATGAAAGAATGTTTTGGAGATACATGGTGGCGTAATTGGAATTATACAGATGACGAGATGGTAACTACCTCGCCAAAATAAGTGATATTTATTTTTTTTATAAAAATAAATACATAAAATAAATACATAAAGTAAATCATGAACAATCAACAATTATTTAATCCCCATCGTGGAATAAATCTCCAGAATCTTTCAGATGCATCAGTATGCTATCCTGGAAATCAGATTAGTACGTGTGTAAATTTTACACCAAACACAAACATCAAAACGATGAGTTCAAATGTATATCATGGAGAGGTTGGTGGCGGTAGTGCTGTATCTATCGTGAGTGCTGTCGGGGGCAGGGTGGATGCTGTCCTCGCCCCGCCGCTGCCGCGCGATGGACGCGCGATGGACTGATCAAAGAAAACCTTTGTCCCGCATTCCAGTGTTGCCACAGTGATGGAACTTGGAATTCATCATGGGAATTGGCCCATCTGCTGATGGTAACACCAACACTCTAAGCCGATTAACCAATGTCTTAAAGATTATGAGGGACGTGAGAGGCATGCCTACTGAAACACAAGCTGAATAAATCAGGCCGGAGGGGTATAGGGAAGACGGAATCTTCGACAGTTGCAAGGGTCTGGGTCAGGAATATGTGGATAGTAATTCCGAGTGCTGCACCGGGCTGAAGAGGCACGACCTGGGCAAAAGCAGCTTTAATACATCATGGGAATGGGAAAAATGGTATAGCTGCACTGGGTAGGGGAAGTAGCAACACTGAATTATCTGAGCGAGAAGGCTTTCTTCCAACCGAGAACGAGGCAGGGATTTTGACCGCCAGTGGGACTTTTAGTGCCAAAACTGTCAACTATTTTTATTTTCCAAAAATAAAAATACCCATTCAACTAAAATAGATGGTTACATTCAACCAGGTTGCCGGCTATGTTTTTTTGCTTTAAAATGACCAGCTGGCTTTTTCTTTGCCACGTATTTGGCACGCTTGCGTGACTTGCGTGACTTGCGTGATTTCCGTGATTTCCTTGATTTCCTTGATTTCCTTGATTTCCTTGATTTCCTTGATTTCCTTGATTTCCCTTGGCATTTGGTATAGAGTGACTTTGCTTTTTTGGCGGCTTTGGCATAACTTGGGTGTTTATGTTTCCATTGTTGGGCGCGAACGAGTCCAGATAATATACCTTTACAATCTTTTTTACAAGAATTATGAGCACAAATAGGGAATTTTGATTTGCCGGGAGAGCGATGATTAGGCATTAAAAAACACGAATCGCCACATTTTTTAAGCATACGGGCGCGTTGTTCCCCTTTTTTTGGTGAAGATTTAGTCCACCCTTTGTTAAAAGGAGATCGCGATTTTGTCATTTTAATATATGTTAAGATTATATTAAAATGATTATATTTGGTAAATGTAATCTACGGATAATTTGATATGATCCATTATAATGAGGGCATGATACCCGTACGGGTTGCGGCATTTATCACTGGCCCAAATCTGCCACAGTCATGCGCGCAAGACGGCCCTTTTCCCACTTTGCCTCCCTGATCTTCGCATCCTGTATCTCTTTTTCCCTTTCTTTTCTATCTTGTCTCTCCTCCTCTGCCCACTTCCGCCGGTCCGCAACCGCAGCAGCCTCCTTCTCCACCACCAAGGCTGTTGCGGACTTGTAATCTTCCTCACACTGCTGGACGCACGTTTCCCTCGCTTTGCCCGGTGCCGCTCTTTGCCGCCACTTCTCCTCTCTTTCTTGCTTTCTATGCGCCTTCCTGCCCAGGGGCGCATCCTCATCTACTGGCGTCTCCTCCTCATCTGATCTGTACCGGCGTGGTCTGCGAGATTTCCTAGATTTCCTAGACCTGCGAGATTTCCTAGATTTCTTAGATTTCCTAGACCTGCGTGGTCTGCGAGATTTCCTAGATTTCCTAGACCTGCGTGGTCTGCGAGATTTCCTAGATTTCCTAGACCTGCGTGGTCTGCGAGATTTCCTAGATTTCCTAGACCTGCGAGATTTCCTAGATTTCCTAGACTTGCGTGGTCTGCGAGATTTCCTAGATTTCCTAGACCTGCGTGGTCTGCGAGATTTCCTAGATTTCCTAGACCTGCGTGGTCTGCGAGATTTCCTAGATTTCCTAGACCTGCGAGATTTCCTAGATTTCCTAGATTTCCTAGACTTGCGTGGTCTGCGAGATTTCCTAGATTTCCTAGACTTGCATGATTTAGCCATTTATACTAAGTAATTATAAATTAAAATGATTTAATAATTAGTTAGTATAAATAAATCACAGATGGCAAAATATGGACAAATTGAAGATGACGGCACGATGTATGAGGGTTTTCGAACAAAACAAGCGGATGGTACAACACTTGAAAAAGATCTAATCAAAATGGTAGTACGGCTATTGATGAAGGGAGAACTTAAGAAAAAATATATTTGTTCGTTGATGAAAGAACCAGAAGTAGTACGATATTATCAGAGAGCATTTACACATAAAACTTATAATTCAATAAATAATTACGAGTTTTTCGAATTTTTGGGCGACGGAACAGTAAACAATAGTGTAATTTGGTATGTATCAAGAAAATTTCCTGAATATGAATTGAGTATTAATCCATCAGAAGTTTTGACAAGATTGAAAATCACAATCATATCAAAACAATCACTATCAAATATGGCAGATGAGTTAGGTTTTTGGCAATATATTAGAGCGACTGAGTTACAAATGAAAACTGATCGCAAAAGCATGTTAGAAGACGTATTCGAATCATTTATAGGTACTACGCAATATGTAATTGATAAATATATACAGGAGGGAGCTGGGTATGCTGTGTGTTCGAAAATGATCGGAAATTTATTGGATGATGATTCTCGAATCAAAACATTTGTAACGAGACGCGATCAAGGATTGCCGGCTATTGATTTTTATGATGTATGCGATTCGGTGACAATTCTAAAACAAACAATGGAAGATTCAAATCTTGGTTTGCGATCAATTGGTCGTATTATACCAAACCCAAACAATCCATATGGGCCTACTGTACACGTGAACGATAAAAGCCCGGCGCGTATTGGCAAACAAGCAGATTATGTAGTATATAGAGGCAGACAAGCACATGATGATGTTAGCGGTCTTAGTATGGCTCAATTGCACCTTGAATTAAATGATCGTCATAGTGATCAGCCGGGAGCAAGTAAAGAGCAATTGCAACAGACACTTGCTCATATTTTATCGAAACCAACATATCCGAAAGTATTTATGGAGTATTGGTTGGAACGAGGGACATTTACAGGAAAAGGTAACCAATTAATTTTTACACCGGATCGGGGGCGTAAAATTGTACGAGTTGGACATGCGGCAGGTTTTGATCAAAAAAAGGCAATACAAGATGTTTCTAAGCAGGCACTTACCTATTTAGAAACACAAGGTTTGTCAAAGCCAATCCCTGCGTCCTATATGTGCACAGCAGTCGATTATGTGCCAGAATGAGGTGGGTAGACGTCCTAGTAAAATTGATTTTTTTAATACATATGTAATAAAAAAAGTATGTCCGCCGCATTTGTGATTAACCAAGATAGTTATATGTGGACAGATATTCTGTTGCAATATAAACCGACGGTGGTTGAATTTTTTGAATCAAACGATCGCGAGCTGTGGCACGTGTTTGGTATGGATATGGGTTGTAGCCTCTATGCAAAGCAAGATGGGAGGGGTCATAACGCTCACACAGCGCGTCAACCAATTTATGTGTTCTTCATGCATAGCGATTCGTGGGGGCAATATGGAACATCTGATGTTCCAAAACTTGCGCGATTTATCCCAAGTTATTATGAGACAGCTGAAGACCTGGAGGAAACCAACGTATTTTTGAATCAATATAGACATAGCAGGGATTCGCATCTTTCAGCAACCCAGCAACGACGAAGCGTCATGCAATCATTGTATGAATCAATATAGACAATTAAATGTTTTTTGTTTATCGTTTTATAAATAAAACGATAACTAAATTATAATGCAAGTAACGTATCAAAATATATTGCCAGGATTTTTATTATTATTATTGGCAATCTCGGGAAATTTTTTAGCAGGAACATTTGGATGTCATTTGAAAGATAAATTGGAATCGAACGCGCTGTATAAAAATATATTAGTCTTTTTGTTGATATATTTTACGATATATTTTGCAGAACACATACCTGAAAATCCGTCAATAAGTCTACTCAAAACGATTGGTGTTTACCTATTTTATTTACTTTTTGTAAAGCAACTACCTGAAACTTTATTACTGGCGCTTTTCTTTTTAGTTGCGGCTTTCGTTTGTGATCAATGGCTAGACTATACAAATGCACTGGCAGCAGGTGCTGATATGGATAAACCATATTATGATTACAGCAGCTCTAACAAAACAGTTGTAAACTTGCAAATCACGTTAGTAAGTTTATGTTTTGCTGTGACACTAATCGGATTCGCTATTGCTTACTCGCAAATGAAACACACAGCGGGGGTAAAAGTTTCATTTATGAATTATTTCTTCAGGAATTTTGAGTGTAGCCGTAACGCGTCGGGTGTGTATGAAATTGATCACCCGCTTGTTGGTCCAAAGACAATGACAGCGGGTCTCTAATTAGGGCACGATCGCCGTTTATGTCGTCGCTTGAAGCTGTTATCGGATGGCTGTATAGAAGATGGGAGATAGCGATCATCTTTGGATTTTGAGATCAAATTTTCTATACAGGGGGGATGTTGCGATAGCGCCAATTTATATAAACGAATCGAATTCATATGTTCACAAGAAGATGTATATTTTTTTAACAATTGATAATATACATCAGGTTTCCCATTTGCATGGATCTTAAAATAAAATATGCCGGACTTGTAGCGTTTTATTTTTTGTTCGGATGCATTTATGGTTTCTTTCAAAAATTTTTCAGACTCAATTTTTGAAATCGCGTGGGGCAAATTATTTATTCTATTACATATACATGCTAATGATTTGACGCCGCCTATATAAAATCCTGCGCCATAACCATCCCAGTCATTGAAGCTGGAGGTATACACGGATTCGGGGTTGCGTATAACATTATATATTTCGCGAATTGCGATGGGCTTTGATATAAACATATTTGGTTGAATAAATATGATAGCATCATATTGAACATTAATCGCGATGGCGTGCTTAACGAGATTTTCATAACATTTTGATTCCATATATAATCCTCTCATAAAATTTACAATTGATACATCCCGCAATTTTGTTTTATTTGCTATAAGTTTTGATTTAATTTCAGCCGCAACATCTTCCTGGAAGGCAGTCCACGTGGCTTCTGTTTTTAATAATTTGACATCATCATTGTTTATTTGATAGTTATTATTTTTCCCCGACTCGATTACATTATTTTTTGATAATAGACTATACATATATACATCCATATCGAATTCGTCACCCAAATGATCTATAACATTCGCTTGTATCGATGATATCGTATATTTTAAACTTTGTGGAGCAAATCCACAACAACACACTGCAATTAAATGTTGATGTTTTCTTGGTCTTTCTTTTGTGGCTTCGTCAAGTGTAATAATTTCTAATTTTATTTCATCGACGTCACTCGAAACAGGTTCAATCGCAGATTTTAAGTCTATTGATTTCGCCGGAAGCGAGTTTGTCGCACCAGTTACAGTATTACTACTGTTGTTACTAGATGTGGGGACAGGAGGTTGTTGGATACTTTCATGAGATACTCCTTGGACTGGTCTTGTTGATATGGTGTGTGCGCGTGCAAGCATTTTTGCTCGGGATCTTGGGATTGTTCTCCTCATTTTTATTTAGAAAATAGATTTTTAAATTTTGAATATATAAATGTTAAATATCTTACAACACTACAAAAAATATCATGAAGGGCCTCGACCAGTTAATTCAAAAGCGACAACTCCGTCCCAATTGTGCGCAAAATATGCGAATCTCAATCCGAAATTTCGGCAGACATCTAATTGTACATTAGTTCATCCAGGGCAGATCAGCGTTCCCAATGATCTGACGTCACAGCCAAGACAATCTGTTATAACACAGAAGCGTGTAAGTGATCAATGGATTGGTGTATTATAATCAATAAAAATCTTGACCAGTTTATAAACAAATTAATATAAATTAAACATGACTTCGCTAAATTTAATTGAATATCAGTTATCTGGAATAACAAAGAATCAAGATATTAATAAATTAAATGCGATTATTATCAGACACGCGCGGAGTTCAGACCAAATGTGTAAATATTTTTGTACAAAAATATTATATACGCACTTTCGCTACCTTCAAAAATTACAGCTCCAAAAATTTTTGTATTTCTTGAAATCATTTGATTCATTTCAAATTATATCATATGAGTAATACATCATTAATTTTTATACATCAGATGTATAAAAAGAAAAAAAAATGGCAAAAAATCACAATTTAAGATTGTGCAGGCTAAATCACGCAAAAAACCTATACTTCTTAAATTTCTCATGAGATCATAAAATTTGGCAGAATAATACGATCTGATCATGAGTTGATGATCATAAATTGTTGAATATTGTTATATATCAGATTTTACTCCTAAATTTCGTCTTATGATGCTTTAGTTAAGCATTTTTGACAGCACTTTATATTCTAAATTAGGATTATGTTCTCTATAAATCTCTTTTAATTTTAATATCAGACCCAAAATCATAAATTTTTTATTGGGGGTTTTTGTCTCGTATTTTTTTATCAATTTTTCATCTATATCCCGCGCAAATCCATAATCGATCATATACATTGTCGATCCTTTCAACATAAAATTTGCTGGATTTGGATCGCCATGAAATACCCCAGTTTCATCCATTTTTGTTATAACCCCAACTATTTTCCGCTGGATCGCATCCGGTATTTCACCCTGATGCTTTTTCACTATGTCAAATAAATTTCGATCCAATTTATCCATAACTATATATTTGCCATCTTCGTTCACCTCCTTAATTTTTGGTGCCAAGCCAAATTTCGATACTTGACTTTGAAATCCACCCTCTTTTTGTAATGTAGTCGCTGATTTTTGTTTAGAAAATTGTTTCATTGCGTATTCGTCTCCCTTTCTATTTTTTACTAAAAATGTAGTCCCTTCTTTTCCGGCACTACCCAATTGACTCAACAATACATATCTCCCATCAGATGTCTTTTGTTGAACTGGTTTGGCTTCCTTGGAACCACCACTTTTTACATTTTTACGATTGGGTGAACGGCCACCGACCTGGCGCACCGCTTTGCCCGGTATTGACTTTTCTGTTGCATTTTTTTCTGAACTTTTTGCTTCCATATGTATTGGCTTTGCAAATGTCACGTGCTTTGTACCTTCAGTATCCCCCTGTTTGCTTATAATTCGTTTCTCAGCCCGCTGCTGTTTTTTATGATGATTTACCATTAATGTAACTAAGTCATCTTTCAAAATACCAGCAGGTATTATCAACTTTTGACTAGTTGACAGTAATCGTAATTCTTTCACTGTTTTTTTATCCAGTGTTTTTTTATCCATGTTTACTAATCTTCATAAGGGCTTTTAAATCATTTTCAGCTAACCCCAAATCTTTATGAGATTTTTAGAAATTGCTTCGATCTTAGATAATGATCCAAAAGTTACCATGTCATACCACCACAACCCCGGGAAATGGATGACATGTGGAAGTTTTGCACGCTCCTCTTTCAAAAACGCTGGTGATATTTTATCATCAAATAGTAAATCGCATCTTTTGCATGCAATAAATTTCAAATGCGGAAAATCTTGTATAGGCATTGTAAACGTGCTGCCCCGACCACAATCCTCCAAAAATAAATATTCCAATTTATCATTAATACTTATAGGAGTTAGGTTCTTACTTGATACATTTTGGAGTACCAATACTTTCGAATTAATTGGAATCATGTCGAAAACA